ACCAGAATCTATGAAATATACTTTGAATGCGTTGACAGGATCAATAGGTACGCAATCCTATAAATTTGTAAATTCTATTTACACATCATCAATCAATTCTACAGAAATGAGTGTTGATAAATTACCTGTTGTTTCAAGTTTCGTTAAGGAAACAGGGATTGATGCGTACCGTCAAGTTTATAATTCGCAACGCAAAGAGGCTAAAGAGATTTACGATAAGTTTAAAAAGTATGAAAAATTAGATGATGAAGCAGCAACAGATAAATTTGTAGCTCGTCACCAATCCATGCTTGATTTCTATGATGACACTACGTCAATTATTAAACGTGTAAAATTGTTACGCACAAAACAAGACGACGCTAGACTTGAAGGTGATAGAGTATTACTAAAAGAACTTGAGAGCGACGAAAAAGAATTACTTATTGATTACAACGCACAGTATAATCAACGCTAGTAACAACCAAAAGGTGCTGTATTTCACAGCACCGTTTATCTAAGGAACAAAGATGGAAGAATTAGCAGTTACAATTACACGCGATGCACAAGGGCAATACACAGTAGAGTCTGAAAACAGCCAAGAGCAATATGCCGAAGGTGGCATGGGCGCACAAGAAGGCGTGGAAGAAGGCATGGGCGCAGGCGTTCAAAAAGCGCGTGATATTAACGAGGCGTTACAAATGGCAAAATCACTTTTTGAATCGGGCGATAATACAAGCGCACAATCACTATTTGAAAAAGGATTCGGTGGTGAGGAATCTAATGCGCCTATGGGTAAGCCCGCTATGCCACAAATGATGTAATATGAAGTTAGATGCTTTAAGCAAACTAAATTCTAGGCAGCGTTCTTTCTTGACCCATTACTTAGGTAATGGGCAGGATGGCACTAAGGCGGCAATTGCGGCAGGTTATTCTGAAAAAAATGCAGCAGTCAGTGCTTGCGCTATTCTTAATACTGAATCCGTAAAAGCAGCATGGATTGAAATGGGGGACGCTACCTCCTTACACGCTAATATCATTTCTGAAATGCGTGATACCTATTCTGCTAACATTGCTTCTATTTTTGAGATACAAGAGTTTTGGTCAACGCTTGTTAGAAGCAATAAAGATGAGAATGGTGAAAATATCAAATTAGAGGCGCGGATTCGAGCCAGCGAATTACTTGCTAAAAACTTAGGTATGTTTGTTGATAAAATCGAACACGCGGGTAAAGATGGTGTAAGCCTTCCTTGCATAACTTTAAACTTTATTAAATCTGAAACATTGATAACCAATGGATGAAAACCTTAAAGTAGACTTTCCTAGCACGCTTGAATTTCTGTTTGCTCCAAAACGCTATAAGGTTGCACACGGAGGCAGGGGTTCGGGAAAAAGTTATAACTTTGCATTAGCATTAGTTATATTAGCGGCTCAAAAACCTATGCGTATTTTATGTACACGCGAAATTCAAAAAAGTATTAAGCAATCTGTACATTTGCTTTTATCAGATCAGATACAGCGATTAGGATTAGGTGAATTCTTTACTGTCCTAGAAACAGAAATTCGCGGAATAAACGGTTCATTGTTTATGTTTGCTGGTTTAGCACAGCATACAGTTGAATCAATCAAGTCAATTGAAGGTTGTGATATTGTATGGGTAGAAGAAGCTCAAACAGTGAGCAAGAAAAGTTGGGATATTTTAATACCTACTATTCGTAAAGATGATTCTGAAATATGGGTAAGTTTTAACCCTGATTTAGATACTGATGATACCTATACAAGATTTGTTTTAAATCCTGCGCCAAGTGCTACCGTTGTTGAAATGAACTTTAATGATAATCCGTATTTTCCTAAAGAGCTTGAATTAGAGCGCGTGCATTGCGAAAAAACTAATCCAGAGGATTATGCTAATATATGGCTAGGCAAATGCCGCAGTGCTGTAACAGGCGCAATCTATGCTAATGAAGTAAGTGCAACAACGATACAGGGAAGGATTTGCAACATTCCTTATGATCCATTACTTAAAGTACACGCCATTTGGGATTTAGGTTGGAACGATTCAATGGCTATTTTATTAGTGCAAAAAGTGCGAAGTGAAATACGCATTATTGAGAGCATTGAGGACGATCATAAAACACTTGACTATTATGCTGGATTGTTAAATAGTAAGGCGTATAATTGGGGCTACGACTACTTGCCACATGATGGCAGGGCTAAAGATTTTAAAACGGGTAAAAGTACAGAAGAGCTTTTAAAAGCATTTGGACGCAAGGTTAAAATTACGCCTAATATGCCAATTGAATCAGGGATAAAAGCGGCTCGTTTAATGTTTTCACAATGTTACTTTGACAAGGTTCATGCGATTAGATTGCTCGAATGTTTAAAACGTTATCGCAGAAGCATTAACCCAAGAACAAATGAAGCAGGTGCGCCACTCCATGATACTTACAGCCATAGTGCTGATGCCTTTCGGTATTTAGCGGTAAATGCTGAGAGTTTAGTTAATGAAGAAAGACGCGCTCCCGTTGCTGCACCAAGATGGCAACCGCATGATAGCGGTGCTGGATACTAAATTAACTGGAAATAATTATGACATTTTTTGATGATATAGTTCATGTTGCTAAAGCTAGTGCAAAGAAAGCAATTGATGAAGCAACAGAAGCAGCGGCTGATATTTCACACGGTGATATTATCGGTGCAGCAGAACACGTTGAAAATATCCGTGAGATTCCACAAGATATTGCCGTTGATGTTGTAAAAACAACTATCAATGGTATTATTTAAATAACGTCGAGATGATGTTATGCCATGTCGAGATGATAGCGCAAACTCCTTTAACTGGAACTAAATGATGGATGATTCTAAAATTGACAGACTTGACCGATTCGGAAAAGCACTTTTGTCCAAAAGACAGAAGGCTATTCAAGCGCGTAAAAAATCGGGCATTGAAGAAATTTGGGATCAAGATAGTGAATACTACGAAGGGATTGATGACGCTAATCGTGGCGAAGTCAGTACATCAATTACTAAAAATCTTGTAGATCGTGGTGGCTATTCGCGTACAAATAAAAAGCGAACTGGCTCAAACGTGTTTATGAACATCACAAAGCAATATGCTGATATTGCGGCTATGTCACTTGCTGATATGCTACTCCCTATTGATGATGCAAACTTTGAAGTGCGCCCCACACCTAAACCAACAACAATGGATTTGCTTGATGTAAAACCAGTTGATGTTGGTATTGTCATGTATAAAAATCAACAAATGCCTATTGAGCAGTTTGAAGATACTATTAAGCAAAGCGCAAAAAAGAAATCAGAAGAAGCTCAAAAACAAATTGAAGATTGGCTAGTTGAAGCGCATTGGAATCGTGAGGTTCGTAAAGTATTGCGTGATGCGGCTGTTCTTGGCACAGGTGTTATTAAGGGATGCTACCCCGTTATTGATGAGCAAAACTCCACACACAAGATATTTCAAAAACAAATGCCTACTCCACAAGGTAATGTGCAAGCAGAAGGCATTGCAGATGTTAAGGCTATTGAGATACGTCCATCATCAAAACGTATTGATGTACGAAACTTTTACCCTGATCCATCTTGCGGCGATGACATTCATACCGGTAGTTATGTTTGGGAACGCGACTATATTACAAAAAAAGAATTGCGTAAATTGCGTACAGCAAAAGGCTATCTTCAATCTCAAATTGATTTAGTGCTTAAAGAGGGTGCTGATGACGATTTAGAAAAAAAGCGCGACAAAAACACTTATGGCGATAGATTTGAAGTGTGGTACTACTATGGCGAAGCTAGCAAAGAAGAGCTTGATGCTGCTGGTTGTCAGCACAGTGATGACGATACTTATGATGTTGTGGTTGTTATTGTCAATAATCGCGTTATTAAAGCAACTTTAAATCCATTAGAAAGCGGTGAATTTCCTTTTGATGTCATGGTATGGCAACCCATGAGAGATACATGGACAGGCACAGGTGTTGCGCGTCAAGTAAGAGAGCCACAACGCATTGTAAATGCAGCTACTCGTAACTTACTCGATAATGCAGGTAAAGGCGGCAGACCCACAACTATTATTGCAGATGGCGTAGAATCGGCTGACGGTGGTTTAGTTGAGGTTGGTAGCGGTGCATTGCTTAGATTATCCCCTGATTCGCCAATACAAGATGCGCGAGGCGCAATAAGCTCAATTATAATCCCAATAATCACACAAGATTTAATGGCGATTATTCAGTACGCTTTAAAAATGGCAGAAGATATTACCGGTTTACCAATGATGCTACAGGGACAGCAAGGCAGCGCACCTGATACCGTTGGTGGTATGACAATGCTACAAAATAACGCCGGTACAATTCGTAGAAACATTGCTCGCAATTTTGATGATAGAGTTACTGTTCCGCATATTACTCGTTACTACGAGTGGATAATGCTCTATGGTGATGAGCAAATGAAAGGCGACTTTAATATTGAGGCTCGTGGTTCAACTGTTTTGTTTGAACGTGATGCTCAACACCAGGCTATTATGCAAATGGGTTCGCTTGTAATGAATCCTGCATTTCAAATCAATCCTGCAAAATGGATTGACGAAGCATTTAAAGCACAGAAACTTGATAGTAAACGCTTTAAATTTAGCGAAGAAGAAATTAAACAAATGCAACAACAAGCACAACAAAGTCCACCGCAAGACCCGCGTATTGCAGGGCAAATTGAAGTGGCTAAGGTTCGTGCGGCTGGTGAGATGGATAAAGCTAAATTCTTGCAATCTACCGATATGGCTGAGATGCAAGTTAAAGAAACCCTTGCTATGCAAGAGTTGAAATTCAAAGCACAACAATCTGAAATAGATCGTCAGCACGAAATTGAAATGAAACAAATGGAACGTGATATGAAGATTATGGAATTATCACAAGCCAGTCAAATTAGTGTTGCTACAATCAAAGCGCAATTAGCGCAAACAGCGCAGAAATTAAACGTACAAACGCAATTATCTAAACAGGTGCTAACTCCTCCCACAGAGCCACAGGGTAGAGCGCCAAATGGACAGGCTTATCAGAGGTAGTTATGGCTGAAGATACTACTGAAAAAGATTTTAAAGAAGGTTACGGTAAAGAGGAAGACTACATAACTCGTCCTCCAGAAAAGCAATCTCCGCCTACTGAGGAAGACCGTGCGATAATGTTTTTACGCAACGCTTATAGCGGTGAGGAAACTCCCGATAAAAAAGAAGTAAAAGCTGCTTTGGAAACTATTTTAAATAAAGATGACATTTCAAATAAGGAAGTTGGAAAATTAGTATCTGAAGCACTCGGGGAAAAACAAGCTCCTCCTTCAAATAAAGATTATGATTATGCTGGATATGAGCAAGCGGTAAAAGAAGGTAAAGTAAAACCGCGCGAAGGTGAGGAAGCACATTATCCCGATACTTTTAAAATGCCAAGTCATATCACTTTTTCAGATCAAAGTCAGTATTCAAATGAATTTGAGAAAGGTGGTAAATGGATAAGTGGTGGAGTGGATCAGAATCTTTTTATTCCATCTGAACATAATTTGAAAAATACATCACCAGAGAAATTAGCAGAATATTTCTCAAAGTATGAAAAGAAAGGTACTTACATTCTATTACCAGATGGTTCTACCGTTGAAGGTAATAAATGATAGATAAACCAAAAGTAGATACGAATTCTCCTGCTTGGATTGCAATTAGAGAATATTACTTATCGCGTTTAGATGAGTTGCGTAGAAAGAATGACAATCCTCAATCGCAGGATTCAACAGATAGACTTAGAGGGCAGATACTTGAGATAAAGAACCTGCTGTCTATAGAAAAACCCGTAGGCGAGTAATATCCCCTACAATTAGTAACTCGCACAGCTAACGCCCTGCGACATGAAATGCGAAAGCATAGGAAGTAAAATGGAAGAATTACAAGCACAAGAAGAAGGCAGTGAGTTAGATGTTGATATTGCATTCGCGGATGGGTTTGATGAGTTCGGTGAGAATTCAGATGACGCAATACAAGAAATAATTCA